GCGATTAATACATTTGCGTATCCATTGCATAAGGCTGAGATTTCCGAAAAAGCTAATTCTTACTTTATGTCGGAGTTCTTTATTGGATCGACTAACTTGAGGGTTGTGAAACCTAAGAGTACAGTTGAGGTGTCTGCAACAATATCGCGAATGCATCTTAATTATGCTGTTCGAGTGAAGAAGCAATATCGAAAGGATGAATTGGCGCCCTTTGATTGGAAGCAAGGTACTAATGCGTCTTATGGGATAGATTCTATGAAGGTTAAGAAGTTGACTGGAGAAAATATGTCGTTGGATGTTTATGAGATCTTTCGTTGGAATCCGGAGACTGGTGCGATTGATGAAACTGTGTCTCTCTCGATGGAACAACTAGAGAAAGAGATTTGGAGTAAGCATTTGTCGCATAAGGAAACTAAGGATGCATCTACCAAGATGTTAGTTGATTATGCGAGACGTGTCAAGCTTCAATCTGGTCCCGTGTTGAAAGAAAATGTGAGTTTGGAAGCTGTTAATTTTGGAGTCAATTCAGAATTGTGGCTTGATTCTGCTGACGACGAACTTAGACACTTTAGACAGTGGTCTGGTTGGTTGCGTCATCGAGGTTACCCCCTTGATTTTGTCAACTATGTGAGGTCATTTGATGAATACTATCAGGAGCCTATGAATGCTATGGAAGCTGTTTCTCGCTGTAGGCCTGGATATGTAAGATCATGTGTGCAGAGTATACATGGTTGGGTTGAGAAGAAGCGAACTACTAGATTTGCAGCCGAACGGTTGGCTATGATGCAAATGGTGGACGAGGCTAGAGCGCGATCGATGAACTTGGTTGATAAAACTAAGGAATTCGTGACTAATCACGCTGCTGTTATCACTGGATTGACTGCTATCGTCGGTATTCTTGGTGCTGCGTACGCTTGGCACAATAGTGGAAAGAAACCTGAACCTGTTAAGGTTGTGAAATCTGAGAATATAGATCTTGAGTGTTTGCATGATGGCAAGCTTAATCCTGTATTCTATCAAACTAGTGATGGTGGGATTAAGGTTGTTGCCATTGATGATGGATTTACGATTAATGGCAAGCAATTTGATTGGACTGCTTATGATAATTGTGATGTCATGTTGTGTACTAAGTCAATGTCGAAACAGATCTTCGAGGAGATCGGCAATGATCTTATGACTAAACCCATCGCCATTACTCAGTGTGCTGATTGTATACCTGGTAATGTTGAACCATCTGGTTTGACCGCCGGATGGACGTTTGAGAGTGGAACATCTAAAACTATGAATAAGAATGTCGCAATTGAGAGTGGTACCGCAAAAGATCAGAAATTGCGGTAGATGATCGAGAGTGGGATCAACAAGGCGTTGGCGAGTAGACAGATCGTTGAGAGTGGATCTTCCAAGGTTTTGGCTAAGGAAGTGAAATTTGAGGCCGATGCTCGCGTGGCTCTGGAATCTTTTCATAGTCACCAGAGTATGGAAGTTACCAGAGTCGTGAGACAGGCTTATGGTTTTGTATTGACAATGGAAGGGAGATACGTTTGTCCAATATTGAACATTGGAGGCCGTGTTGCTTTGACGAATTTGCATTATTGGAAGCGTATTCCTGAGCAGTTTAAGTACAAGCTACCTTATGGTAAAAATGCTTATTACGCTTTGGAGAAGAAGGATGTGATTATGAAACCATTTGAGAGGACACCAGGTCAGGAATCTGATGTTGTTATATTGACTTGGCCCCGAATTGTTCCTGTTACTAGGGACCTTACTAAGAGTTTCGTGGATCGCGATCAGATCTCCCAGTTGGAAACTTCCCAGTTTGTGTTGTTGTCGCCAGGTTTGTATGATGATAATGGTGCTAAGCAAACGTTTATGCATAAGAACGGAATTATCGACAAGGTCGAGCTCACTGAGAGGACAGTTATTGAGCTTGGTCGTAAACTAACTGGTCTCGAGGTGTACTCAAGTGCGTGTAGGACCGAGCCTGGAGATTGCGGTGGAGTTTATGTTTTGGATGAAAATAAATTCCGCGGCAAGATTTGTGCTATGCATTTTGCGGGACAGATCTCTGGAGGTGCTGTCGGTGTGTTGATTACGAAGCAAGATTTGGATGGTATAAAAGACATTGAGTTTCAATGTTCTCCATATGATCCAACTTGTGAAGAACTGCCGGTGGACGGCATAGTGTTCCACAACAGGACTGTTCCTGCTCCCTTGCCTATAGTGAGTGGTTTTGAGCCAACTTCGGTGAAAGGCTTGATAGATGATTGTGGCACTGCCCCAGTCAAATTATCTAAGTTTCTTTCTCCGGAGGGACCTGGAATATTAGGTTTGCGAAAAGTAGGGGGATTTGTTTATCGACCTGATGACAAACCCCTGAAACTCGCTATAGACTCATATTCCGAAAAGGTGTTTTCCGGAGCACCCCATGAGGAATATGAGAAGAGAGTTTTGACCTTTGAAGAGGCCGCTGGTGGTATCGAAGGCACCCCTTTCCTTAGGGGTGTGAATCGAACTAGATCGCCCGGTTATCCCTGGGTCCTCGAGAATGGGGGAAACAGGGGTAAGCGTAAGTGGCTTGGAAACGATACATGGACGTTTGGAGAAGCTTGCCAACCTTTGCGGGATGCCGTAAATCGGAAGATTGAGGCAGCTCGCAATGGTTCTTGGAATCCATCTCCTTATATTGATGCTCTGAAGGACGAGACTCGACCAATAGGAAAGAAGACCAGAGTATTTTCTATGGCTGCGCAGGAGTTGGTGATAACTCTAAGAATGTATTTTCTTGGATTTTTCTCATATTTGATGCGCAATCGGATTGATAATGAGCTTGCTGTTGGTATTCGATCTCAATCTATGGATTGGCATCGTCTTGCCCGAAAGCTCACGTCAAAAGGACCTTGCGTCATTGCCG